ATATAGCCGGTAAGGAAAAGGCTTGGGGCTGGCAGAACTATGTTCAAGACTTAATCACCACACACAAAAAGCATCGTTGGATGTTGAGGGCAACAATGGGAGAAAAGTAATGGCATTTCTATTCCGAAATTACTGGCCTACACCTGAGCCAGGGTATCTATCAATTCACAACTTTGGTAATGGAGCAGATGGTAAACCCTACTCGTTCATGGTCTGGAACTCGGGAGACAATCGCCATTATTATCAAGAGGACTATCACGACAACAAGTGGCAAGCAACATGGGTTATGGATTATCTCGGTGAGAAAGGTGTAACTGAAACCGCTGATATCTATCCTCGCCGTGCTTATCAGTTCTGGACAACTTATAGAACAACTGCCTTCACTAAAGGTAAAGAAATCTTTTGGGGTGGCTTACAGAACATTGGTGATGAATTTAACGCACCTATTCAAATCGACTCTATTGCCTCAACTAAGTTTGAAGTTGGCACACCTGGCAATCAAAGAGTAAAATTCTGCAATCAATATAACCTACTATTGGGCTACACCGATGTGGTCGAGATCGAATATGATCAGTCATTCGGTTCTGGTAAGGCCGCTGGTTGGAGAGCATGGCACGCCAAAGGTGTCGGCATCATTCAAATCAAGTGGCGCTATGACGGTAAAGATATCGGCAATACGATTCCTGCTACCGTTTCAGTTGTCAAGGGAAAGATAGTAAATAAGTATCCTGTCTTGACATAAGACTCCTCCTCGTATATAATGTTATTATGAAAAATGTGAATGCAGGTATCCTCCATACTCTGGCGAAAGTAGCCGCAGCTAATCCTGGTCTCCGGGAAAAGTTTGCGGCTGCGGTCGTTTATCGGAATCGTATCGTGTCTATTGGTATCAATAGCATGAAATCCCATCCCATGCAGGCTAAGTTTTCCAAGAATGAACATGCTATCTTCCTACATGCGGAAGTGGCTGCTATCAAGAATGCCTTGCGTGAAATGGACGTGGATGATCTTTCCAAGTGTGACATTTATATCGCACGAGTTAAGAAGGAAAAGCCTTTCACTAAAAAGTTTGTGTGGGGATTGTCTAAGCCGTGCCCTGGTTGTGCTAGAGCAATTGCCGAGTTTGGCTTTAGACGGACGATATACACTTGTGATGATGGAGATTATGAGGTGGTGGAATGAAAGCGTGGGATCTACTTAGAAGTCAATTCAAACCTGATGGCAAAGGTCGTTATAAAACTACCGATGCTATGTTAGTGGCAAAACAGTTAGAAAAAGAAGTTGAGCGTCTACAAAAGTATGAGAAGCTGGTTCAGTTCATCGCCAATGACTATCATGAACTATCACACGACAAGGCAAAGTGGCAGCGTGACGACTGGAAGAGACGTTGTAAAGAGTTGATTCAGGCTGAGGTAGAGAAATGAAAATCGAAGGATATGTAATCTGCGGCCCTATCAATACATGGGGAGACGAAACTAAGTCACCATGGCATCCTCATGAGGATACTTTTAGTAAGACACCATTAGAGGCATGGATTCGTTTTTTGAACAATACTCCTAGTGATGCTGACTGGGATCGTAAGATGATGCACTGGATCAACCGTGGATATTGTCCTAAACATGCGACGATGGAGGTTACATGGTAGGAGTCAAAGAGTATAATCTATTCAGCCATATAGGTATTAGCACCAATATGTCAGTTTCTTTACCTCAGGGCGGCTTTATTGTAGATGTTTTTGAAAGATACGGTAACATTATTGCTGCTGTTCTTTGTGATGATACTAGACCATATGTCATTCGGCAGTTTCATTGTGTTAGTGCATTTTATGATTTGAATCTACCACCTGGTAAAAAATACTGGCATGTAGGAACTGTTATAGATGTGACGCCGCCAGTAGTCACACGTTACTATATTATAGAAAGTGAAATATAAAATGAAACAGATTACAATGAACATTAGACCAATTGAAGAAGCTGAAAAGAATGATAGGGCCAAACTATCATGGCAAGGTAATCGACCAGTTCTTATTGGTTGGGCAGAGAAAACCCGAACCGAGTTTTTTACCGAACCATGGTATAAACTATGGTTTCCAAATCATCGCACCGTTGATGATGGCTCTGGATGGTACTTCGTCAATTTCAATCCCGTAACAGCGCAGTATGAATATACTGTTCCTTGTGGTCTATTTGTGCCAGAGGTGTTTGCGGAACTACCGATGCTTTGTCATGCTAAGGAGAGTGAACAATGAAAATGATATACAAGTATCCGCTGGGGATGGATATCCATCACAATGCGGTATATGAAATTGAAATGCCCAAGGCCGCTAAGATTTTGACAATTCAGGAGCAGGGTGGTTTTCCTATGCTCTGGGCTGTTGTTAATCCGAAGAAAGAGAAGCGCAAGTATGTCTTTCAGGTGTTTGGCACAGGCTTTGAAATGCAGGACTATGATAAGAAGCATTATGAATATGTCGGCACAGTCCAGCAGAAGGGTATGACCACTCTCGTTTGGCATGTTTTCGAGGTGCATGAATAATGGCTATCAATATCAAATCAATGAAAGTTGCGATGGGCGCCGCATCGGCGATTCCACCCGGATGGAACTATTCTGCTATGAGGGATGGATATGATGGCCCTAATGGTGAGTATATTTCTAAAACGGATATTACGGTTGAAGGATCTTTCTCAAATGCATTTATGAAAAAGTATGGTGTAATGGGCGCATCAAATCAAATGGCGTCTGCACCTGGTGCTAATGGACCAGCGGGACCATATACGAAACATTCTCATAGTCATATAGCACCTACCAGTCCTAATGTTGGTGATATGTGGACCGAACCCGTTACTGGTAAGATTTATGTCTATGCTCCTCCTAACGGCTGGGTAGTTACTGCCGCTAATGCTGCCAATCCTTTCATGAACGCACCTATGGCTACAAACATTCCTAACGCATCAATCACGAACGGTACTCTTTCGATAGGTAAGGGTCATCCATACGCATTTCACGAGTCACTAACAAATGTTATTGCTATCGAAACTAAAGTTGGTAGAGTTGGAATTAATACTGAAACTGGTGATATTACTATTCCACCAGGCATCGGTCGTGACGAAGCAATACGTGAGTTCTGGTTCGGCTTTCAGAAACACTTTCAGCCTGCCAATACGGCAAAGTATGAGCAAGAGATTAAATATCTAAAGAGAGATTTGGCGGGTGCCAAGGCCTCGGCTGTTCTAATGAAACAGGAAGGTGAAAAACATGCCAACAAAAGGGTAGCCGAAAAGGTTCGAAAGAAGTATGGCAATGAGAAGTTCATCATGCTTAAGCCAGATGATCTAATCAAGTTTATAGAGGAAGCATAAATAGTCCTAGAGCCCTTCTAGGAGTATTTAATTGGCTGTCAAGAAACCAGACTCAAAGACTATTATTAGTGACGTAGCTGCCACTCTGAATAGTGTTGCCAAGAAGCATAACTTTCAGGTGGCACCTACTCAAAAATTGGGAAAGCCATCTAAGACTAACTCTACCGTGAGAGAGTTTAGATTACAGTTGATCAATACCGGACGAGACACCTCGGAAGCCTTTAAGGCTGCTATTATGTCCGAACTAAAAAAGTCTGGTGGATTCACAAAGATAACTTTCAATTCAATCTCTCCTAACAGTAGTAAATATCCTTCTGTATCCTTCATATATGAAAAAATGAAGTTCGATGCCGTTATTGCCAAGGGTGCTAATAAAGGCGAAAACTTTGAGAAGAAAACTATCTCCGATCTAGCTAAGTATTTTAAGAGTAAGGGTGTCAATAAAACCTATAAGCAGCTAGTCGAAAAACTCACACAATCCAATCCAGCATTTGGTGTAAATGAAATCACCTCGGTCACACAAAGAACAGGATCGACCAAAAAAGAAGGTGTCGCAACTGCCGATCTGGGTGCCATCATTGGTGACATTGTTGTAAAGGATTCGGGTAAAAACACCTGGTATATTTCCCTCAAAGATGTTAATGGATCGACCTTCAGTTCATATTCTGGAGCAGCTTCACTATTCGACGCCACTGGTACATTACAACCAGATTCCGCCGGCGCAAAGTTTCTAAACTCTTTTGGTGTTGACTTGAACAAGGTTCAGAAGGGCTTTGATGAGAGAAACAATATCAAAAAGAGACGAGCAACTATACCAGTTTCCGCACCTAACAAAACTGAAATGAAAGCAATCTTTGAACGTGCTTGGGGTATGAATTACTTCTATGTGCGAAAGATAAATGCCACAGACTGGAAAGTTTTCTGGATGAGTAGGGCTAAGTTAAATAGCCTAGCCGATAATATGACCGTAACTAAAGTCAACTATCCAAATCCAGGATCAAAACAGATTACTATATACTGTTCAACACCTTCTGCCGATTACACAATTGAATTGAGAAACAGTAAAGCCCAAGAATATCCAAACGACACAAAGTTTAAGATTACCCGACTTAAATAAGAGGAACTAACGTGATCAGACTATCGCAATACCTTAAAGAAGCCGCCGCAGAGAAGGATCGTCATCTTACACATATTGAGGATGCGGTATTGGAGGGTGGTGTCGCTGGCACCCGTAACGCCATAGAGTTTCTCCGTTCACTTAGAGATATGTTCGCTGATGATGGACAGACACTATCAGAGGCCCGTGGTTCTCTCATTCTAAGAACCAAGTTCGACGGTGCGCCTGCTATCTATGCTGGTATCAACCCTGAAAATGGTAAGTTCTTTGTTGGTTCTAAATCTATCTTTGCCAAGAACGCCAAGCTAAACTATACCGAAGCTGATGTCCGTGCTAACCATGTCGGTGGCCTGGCTGATAAACTCTCGGCTGCCTTGAAATATCTACCAGAACTTGGTATCACCGGTATCGTTCATGGTGACTTTATGTTTTCTCATAATGAACTAAAGTCAGAGACCATCGACGGTAAGAAGTATATCACATTCCGTCCAAACACCATCACCTATGCCGTACCAGCCAATAGTGCCTTGGCCCGTCAGGTTCTTTCAGCCAAGATCGGTATTGTATTTCACACCACATACCATGGCAAGACCATGGACACTCTACAGACACACTTTGATATCAACGTCAATAACTTTAGACCATCCAAGAATGTCTGGTATCGTTCTAACAAGTTCACCGATGTTACTGGTCGTGCTACTCTTACCAAGTCAGAGAACGATAAACTAACCAAGATACTTTCACAGACCGGCTCTACTTTCAGAACCATCCCTGCCTCGGTTCTAAACTTTATTGCTACCAACGAAACATACCGTATTCATATCATGTCATTCTATAATCAGAAAGTCCGTGCCGGTGAGCATATGGGCGCTGGCCATACGGCCGCTTTGATTAAATGGGTGGGAGATAAATACCAAAAGGGTATTGACGAAGCTAAGATGCCAGCTACCAAAGCCAAGCGCAAGGCCGAGAGAGACATGGTGTTGAGGTGGTATCGTCAAAATGCTGGTGATCTTAAAAAGATATTTCAGCTACAGAACCTATTGATTGATGCCAAGATGCTATTGATTGCTAAGTTCAATCAGGTCAACGATCTTGGTACATTCTTACATACCGCTGACGGTGGTTATAAGGTCACAACTCCAGAAGGATATGTGGCTGCATGGTCAACTGGCGGAGATGCTGTCAAGCTAGTAGACCGTCTAGAGTTTAGCCGAGCAAACTTCTTAGCCGTCAAGAATTGGGGTAAGTAATGAAAAAAGAGGAAGAAAAGAAACCTGTTCCTGTGGTGAAAACGATCAGAAAGATCGTCAAGAAGGCTCGGGAGAAGGATAAATATAAATAATATATTAACCCGCAGAGGGAGAGAATGAAGAAAGTCGTATTCACATTTGGCCGTTATAATCCACCTACCAAAGGCCACGCAGAACTAATCACATATGCGGTAAAGTATGCCCACCAGCACGGTGCGGAACACCGTATCTATACCTCACAGTCACACGACCCAGCCAAGAATCCTCTATCGGCTGCCCAGAAGATACGATTCCTTCGTATGATATTCCCTGGTGTCAATTTCGTGGCCGACCGTTCAGCCATCACCGCTTTTGCCATTTGTCGTAAGCTAGCCGATGAAGGTTATGATGATGTTACATTCGTGGTGGGTGATGATCGTGTAGCAGATTTTAGAACTCAATTGACCAAGTATGTCAAGCCCAAGACTGCTAAAGACTTCGATCCTAAGAAGCATTATCCATTCAAGAAATTCCAGGTCATTTCATCTGGTGCCCGTAAGAAGGGTATTTCAGGTACAGACCTCCGTGCGGCTGTCCGCAAGGGTGACTTTGCTACATTCGCCAAGGCTTCCGCTGCCGGCGATAAGACACTGGCCAGAAAGATATTTGCCACTACCAGAGCCCA